CCTGAAAGTATTCTATGGGTTTCTGCATCATTTGAGTTTGATAGTTCACCAGAGATTCCTGAAAGTATTCTATGGGTTTCTGCATCATTTGAGTTTGATAGTTCACCAGAGATTCCTGAAAGCAAAGCGTGAGTTTGCGTATCACTATCAATTTCTACATTAACGTTGATATCTGACAGAGTACCTGTGAGATCTGAAATATCTGAAGAAATGCCAGAAAGTATTTCATTCGTCGAATCCAAATTAATATTCAGATTGTCGACATTAATGTCTATTGCACCTTGAGGTTCCCACCTTCCTGATTCTTTATTCCAGTAGTACTGGAAGACCGGCGAGGGTGACAAGTGGTCTAGTTTCGTTATATCAGTATATAACGGATTATTTTTAAAGTCTCCTGGATTAGCCATACAGGAGTATATTACACCTTTTTTTTAACCTCTATCCAAATGGTGCTTTATGCCGTTTCTTTTATCGCTATATTCTTTAAAATATTTTTGCTGAACTGGATCGTAACCTAATTTATCTTTTCTTCTCTGGCTCATTTCCCTACTTTGATCTATCATGTCTCCGTAGGTTCCTTTTTGATTGGAGGTTTTTTCCTTAAATGATTGATTACTAAAAGGGTCTATTTGCGAATCTATATTAGCTTCAGGGATATAAAATACTCTCTTCCAGTGAACTCCATCTTTATCAATGTATATATGTTCATCATTCATTCCTTGAATGACGTCTATGGTTTCTTCTGTTTCTGGATGTTCGTAAGTATAGAGAGGCATTATTCTAAAATCTTTTCTAAAGTATTTTTATAAGTAAATTTTTCTTTAAGCTTTTCACCTTTTATATTATTTATATTACATTTTGTTTCAGCTAATTCCATTGCAGATATAAATTCATCATCATCAAAAGTATATATGTTTCCTTGATTGAAATCGCCACCTTCATGGAAAAAGATATTATCGTAAGCGGGTTCTTTGCCGCTTGGTTCAACTAATATTGAATTTTCTGAGTTAGCCCAATCCTTGTGAGAACTTCCGTTTAGAACTATACTCCATTTACCAAGGCAGGTTGCATTGAAAGCGGGTAAATTCCATCCTTCTGCTCCACTCATGCCACCCAGATCAATATCAATTGAGTTTAAATAATCATTTACCTGTGAGTTTTTAGGTAAAAAAGGAAGGAAATTAATATTCCCATATCTCTCTCCGCCTAGGATATTTTTAATCATAGACTCCATTTGTTCTTTTTTAAAAAAGGGATTTGTTATACAGCAAGTAAGTTGGTAGTCATAATTATTGCCATACTTCTTTATCCATGCTTTTATTATTTTTTCGGTATGTTTTCTTTTTTCGAATTTCCCCATTATTCCAAAATGAATTTTATTTTGCAAGTAAGTTTTTCCCGTCTTATGAAAAAAATCATCAAAACCTAAAGGAGCAAAATAAGATCCTTCAAAAAGAGACTGGGATTGGGAGGAACTAAATACTGTTTTATCCTGAAATTCGGCTAAAGATTTTTCTGCACTTGTAGGAGAATCTAGTTCATAAAATGTATATAATATCTGTTTAGATGAAATTCTATTTTCTGAGCCATTTAAATGCCACATTTGAAGGGTTGTATCTGTATTTTTGATTTTAGCATATCGATCATTCACTCCGTCCTCAATCCACTCCTTAAAGTCTCTGTTTGAGATGGTGAAAGAACTGACGTCTACTTTTCCTTGAGGGAAAATTGCGACATTCATATTTTTTTGAAACATTTCTTTGAGTAGGTTTATAGAAACATTCCCGAAAGAAAGTGAGTTAAGTGGGCCTTTGTATATTAAATTTTTCATATTAAAATGGAATATCTGCGAATTCGTCTTCCTCTATTATCTCTCTAGCTTTCTGTTCTGCAACTTTTTCTTGAGATAATGGCTCTGTTTTATCTAGAAAGCTTACGAAGTCCGCCCTACAGAATATTTTACTTCTACTTTCACCCGTTTTGCTTTGCCAGCTATTAGTCATTAATCTTCCTTCGACTAATACTTTTCTACCTTTAGAAAGAAATCTTTTACAGTTTTCTGCTACATTACCCCAAGTTTCAATATCAATATAGAATACTGAATTATTTGCTTTGTTATTAATGGCTATCGAAAATTCGCATACATTTTTATCATTGCTTATTTTCTTAAAAAGCGGGTCTTTTGTTAAATTCCCTAATCCTATATATTTGTTCATAATTCTTCTGATAAAGTTTCCTTGAATGATTCTACTGCTGAGTTATGGATGTTTATGCATCCTTGTATGCTTAAGTTCATTTTATCTCCTATTTTTTTCCATGACATAACTTTATTTTTATTTCCTTCAATGTATCTCATTTTAAATATTTTTTCAACTCTTTTGTCGGGATGATCTTCTATTACGTTTAATATTTTATTGAAGAGATCTTGCTTGATGCTTTCTGCGATTGTGTCACATTCTAGCTCATTATCCTTGCTCATATTTTCTATATACTCACTATGCCATACAGGTCTTCTCTTGTTTCTATTGTAGATATTAAGGCACATCCATTTAGTTTCATTACCTAAGTACGTGCTAAATTTTGCGCCTTTTGTTTTGTCAAACTTGATTGCTGTGTGGTATATTTTATATTCTTTGTCTTTTATTAATTCATTGTAGTCGATATATGGATTATTTGGGCTAGCATAAGAGTTTACCATATCTAGGTAAATTCCGCTATGTCTTTCGACTAGTTCTTTTAAACTATCCTCTACGTCTTGATCTTTTTGTAGGTTTTCTACAAGCGTTAAATCTGTAGTGTCTTGGTTCATAAAATTGATTGTAATACTTTATTAACGATATTCGATACATCTGATTCTTTTATTGAATCAAAATTAGGCCAATCAACTAATTGTGTTGATTTATTTTTCAAGATAGGGTTATTCTTAGCTTCATCTTTATTCGGCGGGATTATTCCTTCTCTCGTAATATGCACTGATTTCCCGTTTAAAGAATGAACCCAATCTATCTCATTTTCGAACCTGACATCAGTAATAAAGGTTACATTTCCTTCTGAAACTTTACTTAAAACGCTTTCTTCTATCTTCTCTATCCAGCAGTTCTCGTTTAACTTGCGTCTTATATGAGTTCCGTAAGTAACAAGTAATGGTCTTATTATCTTTTTTTCTTCAGAGTTTTCCGTGAACGCAGAAATACCTATGTTTTCTTTCAATATTTGATCGCACTCTTCCTTAAGGCAATCTGCGAACGCAAACCTTGTTGATTGTATTCCTTTTTCTTCTAGAATAGATTTTGATATCTGATAGAAACTATCTTTACCGCATCTAGCTAACCCACTAATACCTATTACTTTCATTTTAGGATCCAAATACATATTTGATATTTGCAGATAGGTCATGCATACCTGCGTTTGCCAGCATCCTAGATACGGAGTGATATGATACTAGTTCGTCATAGTCTTCATCCATAACATCTGCTCTTAATTCTTGAGATATCATTACAGAAGATAACTTCAGGTTCTTATTGTATTTCTCTAGCATTTTACCTAGAGCCTCGGTACACGCTTCGGTCTCATTCTCAGCCTCTATGATTACCGACCAGTCAGAACACTTTATTATAAAGCACTTTATTTCACTTAGATCTATAAATTTCATTCAACTACTATACCATCATTTCATCAATTTGTCAATTCTTATATTTATATATAATAAAATTAATTATTCAATGTATACCTATATTATTAACATCGTACAATTATTTGTATGTCGCTAATTCAATTTTTTGAATTCTACTTGACTATTTTGAAAGTTAATGATATTATCGTTAATGATGAAAAAATTCACACAGATACCTCTTGCAATCCAGCAAGACATAATTAACGGAAAATTAATTGGCAATGATCTTGTAGTTTACAACTATCTCGTATCCAAAGCTTCTCACGGAAAACCTATTTTCTTTTCGAATAACAGAATAGGAAAGGATTTAGGAGGAATGTCTTACGGTAAAATCTCTGCGAGCCTAGGAAGGTTGTCTCAAGCCAAGCATATCAAGAGAAAGAAGACGTCCAATAAAACACTGACACAATTAACAACGCTTGTTGTTGATCAAGAGAACATGTTAGTACGGGGGGTTAGGTCATAAAAATTTCAGTAAGAATGGAAGGTGGGCTGGGAGATCACCTTTTAGCTAATCGATTCATCCCTGCAATCAGGGAGCAGTGGCCGGGTTGTAAAATAGACCTATGGTCAGATACAGAAGGTAACACATTTCAGTCAGACACTCTCAAATTAATGTGGCCATCTTATTTTAATGATATTTTCGTTATAGAAAAAAAGAAGCATAAAAAATTTAGAATCAAATCTTCAAATTTCCCAGAAGAAGATTATAGAGGTTCAATTAAAAATGTGCCAAATGGAGACCTAAAGTTAATGCAGGGCGCATATGATAAATTTTATGATCTTCATATCGACTCACTAGACTGGATGAATTATGATTTTGACTGGTTTAAGCATTTTCAGATATTCCCAACACCAGAAACGAAAGGAGAAAAATTCCGTTCCTCCTCCGTTCTACCTGAAAAATTCATTTTGGCACATCTTTATGCAAGGGATAATTCAGATTCAAATATGGAAGATTGGTATATCTCGAAATTGTTAAAAAACATAACCCAAGAGTTTGAGGTTATAGTCCTGTACAACAATGAGTCTGAACATAAGTACCATAAATTAATGAAGGAAGGAAACGATAAACTTCATTTTGTAAATGAGTCAATTGCGGACATTTTTGATATAGCATCTAAATGCACGGCCATGTTAGCTATAGATTCAGGGATTAGATACATTCCATATCATTACGGAAAACCTGTTTTCACTTTCTCTAAATATTGCAGTCAATATGGAGTTGTTCAGTATTCATATTTAATCAGGTGGCTATTAAATGATAGATTCGTACTACCATTACATTATGATGTCAGTAGCGCAGGAACAATGCTCAAGAACTGCTTAAGGAATCCTGCCTATAGATTGTACCCACACTTATTAGACAATATTGAAAAACTTGTAGCACAGAGAGATATTACCGAATATATCACAGAATGAAAACGGCATTACTTTTTTGCGGAAAATTAGGTGACTGGGAGCATTGCGCAGAGTCCATAACAAAAAATATCATATACCCGCTTAAGCCAGATATCTTCTCAACAACGTGGGATGATCAAGACTTTGAGAATTTCTCTCAATACTACAGGCCAATTAAGCAACATATTTTAAATTTTAATCAAGTAATGAAACTAATGGGATCAACAAAGGAATTGGATTGCCAGCCAAATTCAGGATTAATTCCTATGCTTGCAGGATTAAAAGCTTGCCATACAATGCATTACAACTATATCACTTACAAAAAACTTAATTATGATTTAATCATTAGATTAAGACCTGACATACAAGTATTAGAGCAAATTAAAATACATGAAATTAAAGATTGTATAAAAAATAAAATAATAAGATTACCTTTATTTGAAAGTGATAATATTTATAACCATGAAGAAGAATTAAAAAAAGAATTTAGTTTTAGCTTTGTATACGAAAAACAATCTTTACCAAATCAAATCAACGATCAGTTTGCAATCGGACATCCTGATCAAATGAATAAATATTTTGACTGCCTTTCTTTTATAAGACAAGCGATTAATATGATGTGGGAAAATGGATACCCTGAATACATGATCAAGGTTCCAGAATCAGTTATGACGATTTGTCTTAACTTACAAAACTGCAAATACAAGCAATTAACAGGAACAAATTCTTTCGGAAACATAAATACAATTTTATGCAAAGACGGAAAAAAGTGGAGAAACCAAGGACATACCTCTATTATCTATAATGAAAACACCAGTAGTACTAACAGCATACAATAGACCTCATTATCTCGAGAGAGTATTAGACTCCATCTCCACCCAATGTTGGGATAGAAAAGTCTACTGCGTAATTGATGGGCCAAGGTTTCAAGAGGATGTAGAATTAGTACAGAAATCATTTAATCTATGCAAAGAAAAAATACCTCATAGCCAAACGGTTATAGCAAAATCCAATCAAGGAGTTGCAAAAATTATGAAATATGCAAGGGAATTAGTTTTTCAAGATAATGATTTCCTAATTTTAATAGAGGATGACTCCATTCTTCAACCTCACTATATACAACAACTTGATTTTTTAATAGATAAATTTAGAGATGATGAAAGAATTGCAATGATTAATTGTTTTGGAGAGCATCATAGATCAAAAAAAACTCACAGATATTCATATATCGATTATACAGGAGAGCAAGATAATAAAGTTTCATTGCAAGAACAAGAAAACAACAAAGATAAGATAATATTAATGGATCATCTATGGGCATATGCCATGAGAAAATCTTCTTATGAAAGGATATATGACGTACTTGAAGCTTACTGGAATTTACTTCCTCAAGAATATAGATTTAGACCGCATGGAGAAATCTTAAACTTAATGTCATCAATCGGAGCTGACCCTAATAAAATAGTATCAAGCCAGGATTCTTGTACATCTGCAGCTTTTGCAGCAAGAGGTATGATCAAAATATCTACTTTCACAAACAACTTTGAATATATAGGCGAAATCGGAGAGCATAGTCGCCCAGATAATTTCAAAAGCGCCGGCTGGTCTGATCAAGATGTATTTAATAAATTTCAACCAGAATTTCTATGGAACGATGATGTTTTCAATGAAATAAAAACCCATATGAAAAATAAATATTTAAAATGAATGTGCCGAATCAACCATGGATGTCAAGGCAGGAGATTGATTTAATATTAAGCTTCCTTAACAAAGATGACATAATGCTTGAATATGGCTGCGGAGGAAGTACAATGTTCTTCGCTAATTATGTAAAAGAGTATTACAGCATTGAATCAGATGAATCTTGGGCTAATTCCGTGCAAAAGATTATGCCTAAAAACGTAACCATGCATTGCATACCTGTTGTTAGACCTAATGATCCAGATCAAAAACACGCAATAAAATGGGATCAATTATATACAACTAAAATGTACTATGCTTATAAAGAATATATCGAAACAGGATCCAAGATAGGGAAACCATTCTCAAGTATTCTCATAGACGGCAGGGCTAGACCTCAGTGCGCTAGGTATATGTACGATTTTATAGATAATGACTGTATTGTCTTTATTCATGACTGGCACCCATGTAGAACCCATTACAGGTCAGTCTTAGAGAAGTATAAAATAATAAATGAAATAAATTCAGGTCAGTGTTTGGTAGCTTTATCTAAAAAATGAAAAAAGTAATATCAACATGTTTATTTGGCAATAGGCTAGCGGCTTATCACAAATATGCATTAGGCGCACCAAGAAACGCCAAATTTGTATCAGAGAATATGCCTGATTGGAAATTCAGATTGTATTTTGATGACACAGCTCCTTTAAATATAATTAAATCTGTCGAGTCAATTAATAATACTGAATGTATAAAAATGCCAAAAGGTAAAGGTAGAGAGGGTTGCTTTTGGAGATTTTTGGCGTTAGATGATTGCGATGTAGCAGTATGCAGAGATTTAGATTTTCAGATACAACAGAATGATATTATATCCATCAATGAGTGGTTAAAAACAGATCATCTATTACATTTTGTATGGCTTGCCCATGATAGACTCTCCGCCTGGAACAGAAAAAATAGAAGGTACTATATGGCAGGTTGTTTCGGTGGTCGCAATCTACCTTTTAAAATTAAAGACTTAATCAATCAATATAAAGACCCCCTGTCAGAATTTGGCGCAGACGAATATTTCTTAACAGAACACTTGGTTCCTATAACACTACAATATGAAAAAAAAATATTAATGCACATCGAACCAAACCCAAAAAACATACCAAGAGGCAAAACCAAAGAATATGTGGAATTATTTCCAAACAAAGAACAATATGTATATTTAAAAAAAGATTGGGTAGGAATATAAAATGGACACAACAGAAAGAAAAAATCATTTTGAAGAAATCTACAAAAAACAACTCTGGGGCAAGCATGGAAACACTTTATCAGGAAGAGGTTCTAGCGATTCTTTCACAAATCATGACTCCAAGTTTATTTCAGATGTAATTTCAACAAAAAACATACAATCAATAATTGATATCTGCGGAGATTTCGCATGGCAACATAAATTTCTAAAAAATTATACGGGAGATTACTTGGGTATAGATATATCAGAATCCTGCCTAGACAAGATAAATACGACTAACACTAAAAATAATATAAAATTCAAACAATTAGATGCATGTCACGATAACATCCCTTATTGCGATTTATTTATTTGTAGAGATGTACTTTTTCATCTTTCAAGCGAAGACATATTTTCATTTCTCGAAAAACTAATTTCCAGCAAAACCAAATGGCTTATAGTCACAAGCTTTAATCACTCAACACAAGACTATAAATCAAAAAAGGCTAATGCCTGCCAGCACAACCTTAGCCTATCTCCATATAATCTAAAATTTGAAAAACGTTTTTTTGGTTACAAAAGCACGCAAGGATATGAAAAAAAATTCTTAGGTTTAATAAGAGTAGACGACATTCCATAAATAATGAATTTCCTAGGTTATGGAGGAGTTGGTGACTGCTTAATTATAATATTAAAATTATTAGAACAAAAATATAATTATAAATATTTTCACATAGAATCAACTAAAGAAAAATTATTGATGTGCGGCGAATTACTAAATATATTTAATATAAATCATCAATTAATACATACCCCCAATTTAAGATATTGGTGGCAATCAAATCATAGTAAATTCGATAAATGTTTTAATGTGTGCGCCCATGGTCAAATCAAATGCCCGCCTAGAGATTTCCACTGGCAGCCGTGCATTGATGAAGGTTTTAAAAACTCTTATATAAACAATACAGTCGAGAAAAAATATGACTTATGCATACAAGTAAATGGAGGAATAAAAAACGAAGGCAAGAAACGCCATATCAATAAACGACCAATACTACAATATCTAAACAATTTTAATTTTGACAAAAGTAAAGTTTGTTGGGTTGGAATAGAAGAAACCAATCCCCCATTTGGTAAAAGTTTTAGTGGTAAATCTTCGCTTAAAGAAACACTTGAAGTTATTAGTCAAAGCAAAAAATTTATAGGCTTTAATAGTTTACTTTTATATTGGGCGCTTTATAATAAAGTAGAAAGTCATTTATTTATGGATCATCAAGGAAAATATGATATTAGAATACATGATGATTGGAGAAAATACTTAACTTATATAAATGATTAAATTAATTATATTTGATTTAGATGGAGTGCTAGTTGAATCTCGCGATCTTCATTATATAGCTTTAAATAAAGCGTTAGCAGAAATCGGCGAACAATATGTAATTAGCAAAGAAGAACATCTTTGTAAATATGATGCTTTAACCACTACGCAAAAATTAAAAAAACTAACAGAGGAAAAAGATTTACCCAAAGAATATCACAATAAAATTTGGCAACTAAAACAACAGAAAACATTAGAGGTAATAGATGCATATAAAATAGACCACCGCATAAGGGATATTATTAAAAAATTAAAAAACCAAGGATATACCATTGCTTGTGCGACAAACTCAATTAGGGAGACATCAAAATTAATGTTAATAAGAAAAGGTTTCTTTGAATATATAGATTTTTTATACTCAAACGAAGATGTTAGTTTACCAAAACCTAATGCAGAAATTTACATGCAGTGCATGATCAAGGCCCAAGTTAACCCCGATGAAACTGTTATTATTGAAGATTCTCACATCGGGAGAAAAGGAGCTACAAGAAGTGGGGCTCATTTATGTGCCGTTATAGATTCTAATGACTTGACATTTTCCAAGATTAATAATACTATACTAAATGCAGAAAAAACATCATCAATTTCACCCAAATGGCAAGGAGGTAAAATGAACGTACTAATTCCCATGGCTGGAGCAGGCTCCAGATTCGAGCAGGCAGGTTATACTTTCCCAAAACCCTTAATTGATGTTGACGGAAAACCTATGATACAAAGAGTTGTTGAAAATTTAAACATAGACGCAAGACATATTTTTATTGTCCAAAAAGAGCATTATGAAAAGTATTCTCTAAAGCATACCTTAAATTTAATTTCTCCAAACTGTGAGATAGTTCAAGTAGAAGGAATTACTGAAGGTGCAGCATGCACAACTCTCTTGGCGAAAGAATTTATAAACAACAATGAACCTTTAGTTTTAGCGAACTCTGACCAATATGTTCAATGGGATAGCAATCAATTTATGTATTCATCTATGGCAGATGATATAGATGCATCAATTTTGACTTTTCATTCTACTCACCCCAAATGGAGTTATGCAAAACTGAACGATGATGGGTTTGTCATAGAGGTTGCAGAGAAAAAACCTATAAGCGAACATGCAACTGTTGGAATTTATTTCTGGAAAAAGGGTTCTGATTATGTAAATTGCGCAGAAAGAATGATTGAAAAAAACATTAGAGTTAATAATGAATTCTATGTATGCCCCGTTTACAATGAAGCTATTCTGGATGGTGCGCGAGTGAAAACATTCCATATCGAAAAAATGTGGGGACTAGGAACTCCAGAAGATCTAGAAACTTTTTTAAAACATGATATTCATAGCTCATAGAGGTAACATCACTGGTCCACAAAAAGACAAAGAGAATCACCCCGATTACGTACAAGAAGCCTTAAACTTAGGTTATGATGTTGAGATCGATGTTTGGTGTGATAATAAAATATATTTAGGGCATGATGAACCTCAATATGAAATAAACTTTAGTTTCCTAATGAATAATTTTAGGAAGCTTTGGATTCATTGTAAAAATTTAGAAGCATTAGATGTCCTTTCTGAGTTTAAAGTTTTAAATTATTTTTGGCATGAATCCGACGACTTCACTTTAACTTCAAAAAATTTTATATGGACCTACCCAGGTAAACGCGTTACCAATAAAAGCGTAGTAGTTTTAGACGATGCAAGAAATTATGCGGGCCCAATTTGCTTCGGGGTCTGTTCAGATTTCTTGAAATGAATGAAATAGATAATCTTTTTCATAATTACCTAAATCATGATCTTCATATAAGTTCAGAAAATAGGTTTTTATACAAATTTTACAATTCATTATTACCGAGAGTTGAATCTCTCGAAAATTCAGTATCCATCATAATTCAAGGCCCCCTAAATAAAAGGTCAATCAACACGATCCCTTACTACTTAAAGTACGGAGAGGTTGTAGTAAGCTGCTGGAATACAGACGATCTTTCTTTACTTGATGAATATAAAGACAAAATAAAAATTGTAATTAACAATTATCATTCTCTACCTCAATTTCATAAAAAATCTGGAAGTCAAGCTCCATGGATTTACCAACACTATACAACTCTCAGTGGATTAAGAAAATGCAAAGGTTACTTTTGTATAAAATTAAGATCAGATGAAAGCTTTCCTATCTTAGATCCATTAATTTTTATGTTAAGAAGAAATAGAGACACTTATAATGAAAAAACTAAATTATACAATTCTCACAAAATTATAACTTCTAATATTTATTTTAGATTTGATAGAGAGAATAAGTTTCATCCCTCTGATCATATTATATCTGGTCAGAGAGATCGCATGTTAAGTGTTTTCTCAAAAGCTTTATATCTATGTTCAAAGAAAAATTTAGTTAAATTCCCAGAACAATTATTTTGCAAAGCAGTTATAGAAACGTTCTTTAATCAACAAGAAGGTAATCGAGAGATAATGGATAATTCTAAATCTGCAGATTTAATGAAAAAACATTTTGACATTATAAGAATAAAAGATTTACCAAAACACATATGGACATCTAGTTATAGAAAATATGACGCGCTTTATAATGAAGAAGGATGGTGTCATCACATAGATTTAATAGATAGTTGATAAAATAAAAAATATTGTTATTATCGTTTATAAATATTAATAAACAGTAATCGACATGTCAATATCTCTATATAAACCAAACAGTAAAAACACAGGTTGTGCCTTTAATTTCTCAATCGGAAAAAACAAGAAGAAAGAACCAGTTATTTATGTTAACGCAATTCAACAATTTAGCTGGGATGACAAAAAGAAGGTTGCAAGTTTTTCTGGTAATGCAAATGATCCAGATAAAAAAATCAATTTAAAATTTACAGAGTTTGAAATCGGTGGAATCATCAGTTCATTTAAGAATAGAAATGAATTTTCATCCTTTCACTCGTATGAAGAAAATAAAACATCAATTAAGTTCGCGCCGTGGGACAAGAAAACAAAAGTAAAAAATGGCGATAAAGAAGAGTGGGTTGTTGTGCCTGCATTTGGAATCAACTTGACAAGAAACGGCAGTCAAGTATTTAGAATACCATTGGAACCTGGAGAGGTGGAAAACTTAACAGAGTTTTTTAAATATTTTCTTCAATCATTATACGAACATAGACACCTAGAAGAATCCAAGAGGCTTCAAGAATACAAATCAAAAAGCGAAGATACTACAGTTAGTGAAGAAGCTCCTTTTTAATGAAAAAAAAGAAAGTTCTAATACATAGTAATCATTGCAAAGCTTATACTGGATTTGGCAAACATACAAAGAATATATTACTATATTTACAAAAAACAGGTAAATATGATATAGTAGAATTTTCAAACGGAATAAGATGGGGGGATCCATCTATAGAGAATCTTCCATGGAAATGTCAAGGATCTCTACCAAATAACCCAGCTTTACTAAAGAAGCTTAATCAAGATCCTAGTCTAGCTAGAAGTGCTGGTTACGGAGCGCATACTATAGATAAAATTATTGAAGAGGAAAAACCTGATATCTATATAGGCATAGAAGATATCTGGGCTTTTACAGGTTATACAGAGAAGAAATGGTGGAATGAGATTAATTGTATGGTATGGACAACTTTAGACAGTCTGCCTATTCTTCCTGACGCAGTCAAGTATGCTCCTAAAATAAAAAATTACTATACTTGGTCTTCTTTCGCTCAAAAAGCTTTAAATAAACTTGGCCATAGCCATGTAGACACTTTACACGGGGCTTTAGATACTTCAAATTTCTACAAACTAGAAGATAAAGATAGAGAAAAATTAAGACATTTCTTTGGCTTGGAAAATGATTTTGTTATTGGTTTTGTATTCAGGAATCAATTAAGAAAAAGTGTTCCGAATCTCTTGGAGGGATTTAAAATATTTTGCCAACAAAACCCTGAATGTTCAGCAAAACTCTTACTTCATACAAACTGGAGTGAAGGTTGGGATATACCCAGGCTCATAAAGGAGAAAGGTATTGACCCGAAAAGAGTGCTAACAACATATGTTTGCTCTAGTTGCAAAAATTTTCATATAACAAATTTTTCTAGCAATGAAGAGGATTGCCCTTTTTGCGGCTCAAAGAAAACGCTAAAAACTACAAGTACAAAATTAGGAGTTAATGAAACTCAATTAAATCAAATTTACAACGCAATGGATGTTTATTGCCATCCATTTACTAGCGGGGGTCAAGAAATTCCAATTCAAGAAGCTAAGCTAACAGAACTTATTACATTAGTTACAAATTACAGCTGCGGAGAAGATTGCTGCACAAAAGAATCTGCAGGCCTTCCGCTCAATTGGACCGAATATAGGGAACCTGGAACTCAATTTATTAAAGCTAGCACCAGTCCAGACAGTATTGCATACCAACTCAAAAAAGTGTTCAAGATGAGCGCAAACAAAAGAAAAGAGTGGGGAAAAAAAGCCAGGGATTTCGCTATTGAAAACTATAGCATAGAATCTGTAGGAAAAAAATTAGAAAAAATACTAGATAATATGGAGTTCACTAATTGGGACTTTGATTTTAAAGTCAAGCCCAAGAACCCCGAATATAATCCTCCCCGCATTGAAGATCAATCAGAGTGGCTAAAAAATATATACAAGAATATATTAGATATGAATATTCATGAATCCGATGAAGGTCATAAGCATTGGACCAAAAGACTTTCTGAGGACATGACTAGAGAAGATGTTTTAAAATACTTTAAGCAAGTAGCTACTCAAGAAAACGAAAAAAATAAAAAAGTAGACTTCGCAGATCTTCTAGATAAAGATGATGAAGGAAAAAGGTTATTAATTTCAATGCCTCAAAGCATAGGGGACATATATCTATGCACTTCATTATTAAAAAATATAAAAGAGACTTATCCCAACTATAATATATATTTCGCAACAAAACCAGAATATTTTGAAATTTTAGAAGGAAACCCTTATATTCATAGAGTGATTCAGTATAATAAAAATTTAGATAATTTAACCACAATGGAAGGCTACGGAAACCATAAAGGTTTTTTTGAAGTAGCATTTCTTCCTTTCATAGGAACCCAAAGAATGTTAAATTATATGCACAACGGAAAAGATAAAATACAATTTGATATATGCACCTAATAGAACAATACGCACTTTCTTGTGGGGTAAAAATAGATAAGCCCCATATCGAACCACTATTCTTTCCTGTTTCTGATGATAAATATATTACACTTCATGCGAGCAGTGGAATGGCGGCAAAAAACTATGATTACTTTCCTGATGTAGTTAGTTTAATATCTCCATATTTAGAAAAACATAACATTAAAATCATGCAGATTGGCGGAAAAGAAGACCCAAGTCTTTCTGGATGCATTCATTATCATGGAACAACCTCAATTAGACAGACTGCTTATTTAATACAAAACTCCCTACTTCATTTTGGGAATGACTCCTTTAGTACTCATGTCGCCTCTGGATTTGACAAGAAAATAGTTTGCCTATATAGCGTTTTGTACAAAGAATGTTGCGGTCCTTATTGGGGCAATAAAGATAATCAAATCTTAATTGAATCCGATAGAAACGGATTGAAGCCTTCTTTCTCTAATAAAGAGTCTCCTAAAATGGTTAATCTCATAAAGCCTGAAACTATTGCTTGCGCAGTATTAGATTTATTAAATATAGATCATGATTTACATAAAATAAAAACACTTCACACTGGAAAGGATTATCACACCCCTTCGATTTCTGTTGTACCAAATCATATTATGCCTAAATCGTTCGCTCCTGGCGAGCCAGTGAATATCTGGGGGCACGAATGCTTTGATGAATCTAACATCACAAGATGGGCATATGACAGAAAATGTAATATCTTTCTAAATAAACCAATGGGGTCAAAGTACTTAAAATTAATTAAATCAAATATTAATGCAATCAATTACTATGTTTCAGAATCAGATAAGCCTAATTATTTTAGATTATTAGAGAGATTAGGAATAAAATTTAATTTACTTTCAAAAGATAAAGAAAATATAACAGAATTAAGAATGAAATTTTTTGATTGGGATATTAATTTAATAACACCAAAAACAAAAAAAGACCTTGACAATCAATCAGATTTATGCGATAATACTCGATATAAATGTTCAATGAAGATCGTATCAGGAAGCAAAATCTATAATAGCAAAGCTGCGTGGAAACACGATAAAAGCGGAAACCATAATGAAGTTATAGATTGCCCTGAATTCTGGGAAGACTTGAGCATATTAAGAATTTATAACGAATAATTATCATGTCAATATCATCATCAACTTCAGAAAATTCAGTAACATACAACTCAAACTCAAGCTCAGCCAAAGTATCTAAAAATATTCCGGACAAATATAAAAATGGTCCCGGAAAATTTAATAGGGATGAATTCGGTTTACTTAAAGAAGTAGATTACGCTTTTGATGTAGATGGCTCGGTAAACTGGAGATCAATGATTAAAGACGAGCATTTATTTCCAAATAGATCATGGTTTGATTTAAGGAAAAAAGATATGCCGAGAACAATTGACGGCCTAGGAGACCACCAACTTCTTATAAAATTAAGCGGAATTAAAGAATTAGCTAAACTAAGAGGTTTTAGAGATGTATCTTACGAGGTAGTTAAATGTCAACCTGATCATGTAGCAGTAATTTGCAGGATTAAATTTCTTCCAAATTATGAAACAGGTGGTCAATCTGTAGAGTTTCAAGATATGGCTAATGCCACTCTTGATAACACAAGTAGTTTTGCCACTAAATTCCTAGAAACTATAGCTTGCAATCGAGCATTTGTTCGCTGCGTCAGAAACTTTTTAAATGTACATATCGTCGGAGATGATGAAATAGATAAATCTAATAATCCGGCTTCATTAAATAAAAACTCAAACATATCTCCATCACTAACTCCTCACTCAATGATTGAAAACCTTGCTAAAGAAAAACTTAATTGCTCTAGTTTTGAAGAATTTAGAGTTATCCTTAGGGATTGGTGGAAAGATGGAAAATATAAAAACGATTCAGTTAAAGAATGGAGTGACTTCTCAGATATTCCCGCGAGTCAAGCGAGAATATTAATGAAAGTTATGAATGAATAAAATTTAAAACACTTTTGTAGTTTAAAGAGTTATTATATTCATTTACAGTTTAGGTCTTCATTACATTAGTGTTTAATATTTAGAAATCAAACGTAGTTCATAGTATCATTAAGTTTATTCTTAATTCAGTGTATCATTGCGTTTGATTTTCTAGTTTAGATATCCTATCTTCTAGAGATTCTATTATTTTTTGCTGTTCCTTTATAGCTCCAACCAATAAAGTATTTACCTTATCATACTTGACTGCCTTATAACCATTTTCGCGAGTGGTAACAATCTCAGGAGCAATTCTTTCAACCTGTTGAGCTATTAAACCTATATCGTGACCTCTATATGTTTCTTGATTATCATTCCAATTAAATTCTATAGCATCCAAAGATAGTACTTTATCTAAGCAATTGTCTAATTCTACGATATTATCTTTTAATCTTTCGTCTGATGACGCAAAAGCAACTACATCTCCATAAACATGAAGTCCATTATAGCAACCAATATGAAAAGAATTATTTTGGACAGGAAATTGTGAAGAATTATTTCCAGTTATTAAACCAATATAATCGCCTATAATATGAGTATTATATTTACCGCTAATATAATTATTCGCTCCATTTAAAATAGAACATCTTTGACTATCGACAATATCATTATTCGTTCCTGCCAAAACTACATTATTTGCAGAATAGTAATTAGTAACCTTCTCAGAATCCGAAGGAGCAAGAATCGGGTTTTGATCTGGAGATTGCGGGGGATTACTTGTTGGAGTATTTAAAGACATATCAAGTATTTAATGGTTGCCAATTTATATTAGAGTTTGCTCCTGAGTAATAAATCGTGTTAGTATTATCTTTACACATATACACCCACCCAGCGGTAGACCCTAAAGGGTTTAATGTTTTACTTGGTTGGTAAAATACTATACCCTCTCCATCAGTTACTCCATTAGGAGTATTATCTATTGCAGCTTCAGTATGATCAGATTGAAAATAAGTCCAACCTAAACCTGTCTTAGCTGGAGATAACGTAGAGTCCCCACTAATATATATCCAGTTAGGAAATTTATCTTGTTGATCGAAGCTGTATATATCTTCAGTCAATTCACTTATAAAAAACCATCCAAAATCTATAGAATAAAACCAATTCTCACTGTTCAGTCCTTTAGTAGAATATATTTGATCATCATCATGGTAAGAGAAAAAGAATCCATTCTCCCAATAATCTATAGATCCATCTGTTGGGAATCTTGTATTATCAGCATATCCATCTGTAGTTAAAATTGTTTCGCCTACCCCTTTCCCTAGAAACTTATCAGAAAAAATAGAATTATCTGGATCATATAAAAAGCTAGAAGATTGATCAGATATTAAATTATCAAAACCATTTACTATAGACTGCGTCGTTCCACCGCTGATTGTATTTTGAACTCCGGCGCCGATAAAATTCGCACCTTCATTACCACTATCTAATAGAGGCATTAAATTATTATAACCTCCGACTATAGCAGAAAAATTATCATTTACAACATTATTAAAGCCTCCGCCAATAAAAGAGAATCTACCTGTTATTGAATTATAACCACCCCCTACAACTGCAGAAGCAAATCCTGTTTCAAAATTAATGTTATTATTATATCCACCACCAATAAAGCTTGCTAAATTATCACTTGCATCATTAGATCCAAACATTATAGTTGGATCCTGTACGGAGTTATTAATAAAAGTTCCTTTAATTTCTATTTTGTCACTAAGTCCGTCAAACCTAATGTAAGAATTATCGCTACCAATATCAAACTGAGGATTTGGCCCTGATAACGCAGATCCTGTATTAGCTAAGAAAAAGCCAGTGATACCATTAGCAAATTCCTTTCCTACAGTTTTAATTACTCCGCCGATTCCAGCTCCAGGATTATCAGGATCTTCTTCTCCCATAATCAAACTATGCGTAATTACAGCATCTTCTGCTAATAATAATTTAGTTGCAACGCTTTCAAATTGAGCGCCAAATGTTTTCCAGAAATTCTCTCCTTCAGGTAAACCTGGATTTTTAGCCCCTATACCAACCAGTCCTGGTCCGCTATTATTTGTTGAAATATAATAATCACCACTAAGAAACACCAAGTCCCCGCGTAAATTATCAAATCCATTTGTTCCTTCTAAAACTCCTATGTAATCTTTTTGATCGCTCCAAACTCCCCTATATATAGGAGATCTTCCTGTTGGTCCAGGAGCTCCATCGGATAATATACCAATTGAAGTCGCAGCTTCCACTCCAACATCAATTCCTGAAGCAAAAACAACAACTGAACCATTCATTGCCGGATTCAGATTGCGAATCATAGCATCAAATCCAGAAACATCAAAAACGGCAGTTGCTCTATTAGAACCTAAGTCAAATCCACCACTAATATTAAACTCTGCACTAGATGCAGTTAATGCAGGATTATATTTAAATCCACTTACATCATATAATCCATTAACATTATCATCGTAATCAAAATAAACATATCCATCTGTACCTAAAGCTTTAAATCTAACTTCGGTAGGATCAATATCTATGTTTTTATAATAAGCTGCAATTTTTACATAATCCGAATCATACTCTGGAACTATATCATTAACCTCTGTTTCAATGTAATCAAAATAATTAGGCGAAGCCGATACATTTAATAAAGTAAAATTAGAACCATCTTTTTGCTTTATATTACCTTCTACGGTCAGTTCATCATCTTCAAAATATATTTTTCCATTTTTAGTTTGAAAAACAAATTTACCATTTCCGCTTATAGCAAAACCTTGAGCTAAATCCCCATTAATGTCAGTGCTATTTAAACCTGAAAATCCTGCGCTTCTTATTTGCCCGCTAACATCATCTCCACCAACCTGTATATCCTGTCCATAGATTTCTGCAGATCTTATTTTATCAGCAGTCAAGTTGTGAATTTTCGCATTTGTAATCGCTGCGTCTTGTATGTGAGCGCTACCTATTAAAGCGTTAGCGAAAGCATGCCACATTGGAGTTGCAATTCCTCCAGCATTTCTAGCTATAATAAAATCATGTTCTTCTCCTAGTAAACTAGGCTTAGCTTCATCAACACCTATACTAGTCCCTTCTCCAGCTGGGTGATAATTGGAAGTATCATAACCACCGCTATATACAACATTTCTTAACGGATTATTAATACTACTATCTAGTGCCCCACCTCCAGGACCAATTAACCCAAGCTCTCCAGATTGATCCGCAGTCAAAGGAACAATATCTTTAATATGGGTAGGCGTTCTCCCTGTTGCGCTCCAATATAAAAAAGAATCTGCAGTTTCACCGGCCCCTATAACATAGCCTGTTCCATTGTAATAGACAAAATGCCTATCCCAAGCAATACTTCCTACCTGGGAAGTGTTATCAGAAAATGGATCATTTGGAACAAGAGCTAATGTATTAGGAAATATTTCGGTTAGATTTTCTTCAAAATGTTCTATATCAGTAGTTTTTGCCTGGCCAAGAGTTAACTCTAAACCGAGCAATTGATCATCCGGCAATTCTGCGGCACCCGTGAATGGACTTTTATTTCCCGCTTTATCTACAGCTCTTATCCAAAAATATTTTCTTTCATTTGTTAAGCCTTTATGTATAGCCTCTAAAGACATTGAATTACCATCAACTTCTAATATCTCAAAAGCATTAGTTATATCATAACCTATATCTAGTTTCTCTTTAGGTATATCACCAAGACTATTTAGATCTCCCAAAATTCTTCTATAACCACTTGCATTTTGCTGCAATGTTAAATCTTGCCCATTTACCTCTAAATGATCAAACTCGGAAGACCATACTTCATAATGATCAATATCATTAGGAATTACTTTAACCAAGTTATTATTACTATTTCTTTCTGAATTCGGAATATCCCAATTTAAAAAGTAATTCTCGAAAGCTGTAGATCCAGTTAAATTAACTACTGGACCAGGAATAGATTCATTTAGGATTACTTGATCGTTACCCTGGCCTCCTCCTAAGCTTGGTTGTATAGCCTTAGTTATTTCTCCAATGGGTGCTACAGGATTTGGGTCATGATAACTTTTGGGATAAACAATGACCCTTTCTAAACCATGCATATTATCATCTACGCCATACAAATGACCAGACCCAAAATCATCAAACGGTAATATCTTATAGTAATACCCCGTAGGATGCTCTATACCCTCCGAATCAATAAATAAAGGCGGGTCATCAAATAATTCAGTTATATTATCTCCAAAGTCCGCAGACTCTCCTTCCCCGACTATAGTTTTAACAAATACATCGCTTCCTTCTAATATAGCTTCTTCGGTTGAATTATAAGGGAACTTATTAGATCCGGTTATATTAAAGTTGTCTTCTGGTGATCGATATAAATTTACTTTTGTTGTTTTTTCTGCAAATCCTTCTTTATAATTAAAATTAAATCTAACCCTAGAAGCTTTACTAGTGCTATTAACATTAAAACCTTGCCTTAATATTTCTGGTGGAGGATTATTTCCAGTTATTTGTTGAGATGAAATAATATCCCCATTAAAGCCAACGATTCCAACCTCGAAACCAATATCTCTTTTTCCACTTTCTGGAATAGCTTTATGACCGAAAATAAAACTTTCATACGAATCATCTATTTCCCAAAAAGGTCTCCACTGACAATTTTCATAACTTGACTGCAATTCTTCTCTAGCGGACTTAACAGGAATAATTGGAGCTCCAGTTGGATTATCAGCCAAACATTTGAACACGGCCCCATAGTAATATGTTAAATCGCCAGACTGGTGATTTGTATAAATATCTGCAATAGAACTTTCTTGTTCAATTTCTGTAGACCAATAATCTTGATGTAAATCTGGCTGCCTAAAACCGCCCTCCAATGATGGCCCGCTTGTTTTGTTAGCTAAGAAAATATCATTATTATAAACCGCATAACTTCCCTGAGGAAAATCTAAATCTTCTCTCCACTCGTCTATATTTAAAGGATATTTTTCTATATATTTTTCAAAATACAGCGCAGAATTAGCAGGGTTTTTTAGCTGCCAATTAACCGGATCTTGTGTTGGAGTTTTCGTTAAACTGGAAGTTAAATTATTTAAACATTCAAATACTGCAAATTTTAAATCTGATTGTAAGCCTCTTTCAAACCAAAATTTACTTTCTAAACCCGGAACAATAGCATTACCTTTGCTCTGAGATTTAGCGCATATATAAATCTTACCTTGATATAAAACTATTTCACCCGCGTCGTATTCACTTGAGCTATTAAATATAGAATTCAAACCTATAGGGGCGACCACTAAGTCGCCAACATTATAACTTAGAGTTTCATTTAAAACTCCTTCTACGGAATTAGATTCCGGACCAAAATCTTGAATTACTTTATATAAATCTCCTTCGAAAGATACAATACTTGTATTTAAAACATTTGAATTATATTCATAACTAAAATTACTATCCCATGTTACATAAGAAGGCTTAATATAAGGAGATCCTGCGTCTATAGATGTAGCACTTTTTACATTAAACAATAATCTATCATCTCTAGTTACATAATAAGGAGAGTAATCTGGGGTATAAATTTTCTCTTCATCAAACTCTTGTGCATCTTCAGGAAAACCATCTGCACCATATATAGAATTATTAATATAGCGAGTATATTCATATTTATTGAATATTTCATAATCAGGCATTCCTGGTATTATAGCCGTCCCCTGAGAACTTTTTATAGAAACAACTGAATCCTGTGCTTGATTTATTTGAAGAACTTTTTGTCTGGTATTTGTATCAAATAAGCATCCACTAACTCCCAAAACCAATGGGGCATCATATTGATCATTTACAACTTTATATTGATTTAAATCAATTCTTTCTCCCCTTTCATTAACTATATCCCAATTAAAAACTAAATCATCTTTTCTCTCGTAAAAACTTAATCCCGCAATATGTAAATTAGAGCCCCTGCCTCTTAATACAGAATCGCTACCTTTTTCTTTTAAACCGTCTTTGGTCAAATTATAAATATCTCCCTTACCGTATCCATCCTCAGGTTGAAAGGCGAAAAAGTAATTGTAGCCAAATAATTGAGTAATCTCAAAAAAGTTATTTCGAGAAAATATTTCTCTATATATAAAACCAGAAACGGGAATTATCTCAGTCCAGTAGCTTTGATTTTCCGGAGAGGTATCATTTCCGCTTTCTTTAGTTTGGTGCTGAACTGCGGCCTCATATATAACCCCCCTATATCTAACTTTTTCTCCTTGCTCATATACCTTACCCTTTATATCTTGATATTCTTGAGCTTTAAGTAAACCTAAAAAATATTCTCCATTTGCTTCAAGATCTGTTTCTGATATTAATTCTACGCCCCCAGGCAAAGCAAGATATTTAACGACAACTCCTCTAAAATCTATATCTGAAGAACCCCAACTAAATAAACTATTTAAACCTTTATCTCCACTTTGGAAATTAACAAGCGTAGGCTTTGGGTTTTTTAGAAAGATTTCCCCAATTGAAGTATTACCTTTTGAGTCAAAACATTTTATTTCAACAGATAATGACCTATCTAAACTTAATTCATTAAATATTTCGCTAGATATTTTAAGGGAAAAATTCCTATAATTATTCAAAGATCCAGATACATTTGCAGAAGATAAATATTGCTGCAAGGACTCCGACTGATTTAACTCAGAATCAGGAATTAAGATATAATCTTCTCCGTTTTTAATTTTTACTTCAAATTTATCAAATAAAGAATCATTTAAAAGCTCCTTCCCTAAAGATTCGCCTTCTCTGGAATGACCTGGAGGAGGGTTTAAGCTCCATTGCAAATTCACTTCTTTATTCGCAAACTCTGCATACGTAATAAGTTGATTATCGGTTGGAGTCGGAGTCTTAGATATTAAACCCGCAGTAATGTTTCCTTCATTTACTAATTTTATTTCTGAAAAGCTAAACGTTCCATTAAACTCTGGGGGATTTATATCAATACTCCCTTGAATAAAACTTGATCGCACCCCAATATCGCTAACAGCAAAAACCCTAACCTCAAAAGTTCCGTAATTTCCGTATAGATCTATAGAGGTGCTATAAGGAAAAGTGGAACCATTAAATTGTTCATCCTCAGACTCTATCCCCTCATAGTCATAATCTATTAAATCAGAACCTTTCCCGAGATTATATTGAAATGAATAATTATCAGAATTACCTATAATCTCATAATTAGCGTCAATATCGGTAATATCAAACTTTACTCCTAATAATGTCGTCTTCATGGCCTAAATGTTAAATCTGAGAGATACAAAGATACGGGTGCATCTGGAATAGTCATATCCGCTTGAGGAGGTATTGGAACATCCGGCTTTCTAGTCATATAGTTTTTATCTATAGCTTGAAATTTCTCTAAATTATACTCACTTCCTACCACTTCGAATTCATTTGATTTAATTTCTTTACACGAAACTACCCTATATAACTTACTTCCTTGAATTCTTTGTTTTATAATAGTTTCATTATCCAAATAACTAATAAAACCTTTTTGACTAAAATCGCTTCCCTCAGAAACTAACTCATCATATAATTGTTCTGAGTTTAGAATTTCAATTACCGTTCCCGATACATATATACTACTCCATTCATCATTTACTATCTGATCAAAGTTTGATGGCTGTACATTATGAATTACTCCATTTATATTAATATCTAAGTTTTTAATTAACTTGGCATCATTAAAAGGAAACAATTGAATCCTTATACATTTCTTATTCTGTATCGAATCAATTGCATCAACAGTATATATGTCTTCTATTTCAAATTCCACAAATGCCGGATTAAGTTTTTGATTATTTTGAGATAATGTGGGAGGGGTAGGTGACGGAGCGATAAAAGTAGAGGAGCCAGCGTTTTCAAAAGACAAGATGTATCCATTATAAGCAGCATGCATAGACTTTATCTGCATTTTTCTTTGCAATGAGCTTCCTATAAAAACAAAATCCCCCACACTTTTTGATGCATAATCTGAATCTGTTACAAAAAAACCAGTTATCTCATCTTTACTTGCATTTCTGCGAGGCGCAAGCCATGGACTTATTGAAGCGTGACCCTCAAAAGAGTTAAACCACCAAAAATCCAAATCGCCTCTTAAAACGGATACCCATTCAAAACCATTAATATAAAACCATAATACATCAGAGCTTGGATCTGTATTAACTAACGCATCAACTGCTACCCAACCCAATGAAGGAGAGTAAATATAACCTTCCGTCTGTATATTAATATCTCCAAATAATTCAGAAAAAACCCAATCTCCTTTTCTCGGCTCAAATCCAACATCAACATATAGATTATTTAATTGTGATTCATTAAATACTATAGGATTAACGCTATCTTCTTGTAAAGATGTTAGCCCTTTTATTATATATGTAGAACCTTCAGATATTTGATCGAGTGCCTGTAAAGTTTTATTTGATGTTACTCCAAGATCTGATTCCGGGCAAACATAATGATACCCCCCTTTATTCAAGAGTGAATCTCTACCTTCATCCCTAATTACAACTATATTCTGTGAATTATATTCTGAAATCTGAAAAGTATGATCAGTGACATTTTTGACCGTATACGCCTTATCCCCTATCATTGACTTCTTAATGCCTGCAGGAAGAACTCCCTCTGACACAAATCTCACCTTATCCCCATTTGCGAATCCATGATAAATACTCTCAATAGTATTATCTGATACAGAAACATTAAAAGGTATCTTTATTAAAAGATCTGAAACCTTAAATTTCAATTCGTGTTTTTTTGTACCCATATCAGACGGAACTATAGAGGCCTCAAATCTCAGAACTTGCTCTGAGAATAAATTATCAATCTCGACATCTTGGTCCTTGTAAGATTTTTCATCCTTAGCTCTATTATTTATCACCTCATAACTTTGCGATGGCCTACCCGCAGAAACAGATATTTCAATTCTAGAAAAAACAGGTAAATCCGATATATTTCTATCAATAACAATAACTGGATCCAAAATTTTATTTCCATCAAATTCCTTATACATTTCGACTCCTAAAATCCTACCACTCCTATTGCTCCCCATCCTCATTTCGTCGCAAACTTCAAATACTAAACCTGGTGCAAGCACATTAGCCTCAAGGAAAGTTGTAAACTTAATAACATCATTTTCCAAGTTAGGTGTTATAAGATTCCACCTAGCCAACCTTCTTGCTTGAGAAGGAGATGTAACGCCGAACCCTATAGTTTCATTCTCTAAAAACCCCAATCTTTGAATGCCTTGAATATCTTCCTCAAAAACTACATCAGGTTTAAAGTTTTTTTCTTTATTATTAAACTTAACTATTGAACTTGTAAATTTTTTATTTTTTGGGCCTCCAGCATAAGAAAATCCATCTTTAGAAACATTTGAATTATTAAATATTTTAATTGGTTTTTTTGGTCCGTCCTGCATGGGACTTATTCTCCCCCCGTAGTAAGCTATAATTCCCCTAAAGATAGATGACATTGCATTAAGCACATCTAAAGCTTTTGATTTATCAGAGATATAAACATTACAAGTAAACCTTGGTTCAACTATTGGATGATTTATTTGAGTCGCGCAAGCTCCATAAGTTCTACCTTCTAAGGCTGTAGAATTTTCCTCAAAAGTTGGACCACTAACAAGAATAGATCTTTTTGAAGGGTCACTAGATATAATAACTCTTTCTTCGATTTCATAAGACCCGCTTTTCAAAGAAGACTCTCTCTGTATTTTGTTTTTATTTTCTTCGGAAAATCCGAAAAAGCTATGCTTGTTTAAGAAAAATGCGACCTTCTTACCTTTATAACTATCAGCATCCCCAAATTCCTTTCTGAAATCTTCTTCAGAAAAGATTGGTTTCAAAAATTCTTCGTTATTTAATATAATTGATATCAAGTTTTGCACAGTAATATTCTCGTTTACATACAAGTCGGTCTCCTCTACTGTAGCATCTCTCTCAAGCATATCTTGAAAAATTAAATTTATGTTAAATGCAGACACTTCGTCCTCGCGACTACTTATACCTTCAGGAACATAAGAGGCGTCAGAGAAATATTCCCCCATATATTTAGATTTATAACTAACGTCATCCCCTAGATTTGTTTCTTGATACAAAGGAACCACTTCTCCATTTACTTCTTTCACTTCATACCAAAAATATTTTTCAATTATCACCTCGAAATATCCATCTTCTCCATTAAGATCTGTTTTTAATTGATTATCTGTAGAAAAAGCCCTAGGTAAGCCGGTTTTAGTTTCAACTGCATATTCAGTTTCAACCAATTCGTCACAATATTTTGCTATTTTATATAATTGCCACTTATCTATATCAGCTTCCTCAACTCCATATTTAGCAATACCGAATCGAGGATTTATCATCAAATCAAAAAATACCCAAGCAGGATTATCAGACCATCTCTTCTCGCTATCAACTATAGAATATAACTGTTGAAGACTATCTCTCTGCCCTTTAAATAAACCATTCCAAGGGCCAGAGTATTTTCTCGTATAACTATTATAATTAGAAGGAATTAATATTTTTTTAAGTTTTGCGTGGTAAGATCTATTTGGTACATTACTAAAATTTCTAGAATCGAAAACTACAGACGTAACCGCGCTATGAGGATATCTAAGAACGGCATTAATTCTTTCTTGAATATATGATAATTGCAAATTTCTCGTATTATAGATTCCGGATTTATTTTTACCTTCTTCATCTAAAGTTGGATCATACTCGTGACTAAGTTTTATTACCTTAAAAATTATACCTCTACTTTTATCAACATTGTCTTTACCAAAATAATCCCAATCCACAGAGATGTCTATATTAAACTCAAATGGAGATGTAGCCAATCCAATTACCTGAAAATGTCTTTGATTTTTTGATATTAAATTATATTCTTTTTTTAGATCTGAATTATTGTCAACAAATATTTCATATGATTGCTTAACTTTTTCTGACTGTTCTCCAAAATTAGTATTATCTTCATAATCATCAATCCATTCTTCGCTAGTTATTGGTTTGAATTTCCTAGCATTTTGTTCTAATTCTGTCAATTCTTCCCATTTTCTTTTCCCAAAGTTCGCTTTAGACTCAAATCCATCCTGTAAACTCTCGCTTGTGGGTACTTTTCTAATTCCTGCTAATTTCAAAGAGCCACTATCTGTCAACCCCTCTATTTTAAAATGACCAGGGATTTCAACCTGACATCCAGAATCATCATTTAATACATTATATTCTCTTCCGTCTCTCTCTACAATAATAGCAAAACTGCATCTATTATCTAGCGTGTCACCTTTTAGTGTTCTATAAGACAATTCTACTTTAAATGCTATAGATATTTTATTTACATTAGGGTTATTCACTGCATGAGAAAATATTTTAGCACCACTGTTTACAGCGAAATCTATTTCCCCTACATCAGCAATTTGATTCTGCACTTCATCTGAAGTATATGATTTATTAGCTTCATTACCAAAAGTTACATACGGAGGTGGTCCATATAATAATGTTTCATAATTTCTAATGTAAGGAGCTCCAATAGGGTTACCTAAAGAATCTTTTGTTAAAAATTTTATTTCATCATCTGCACCTTTTGCGTATTCTATAGGTTTTACATCATCTTCTGTTAGAATAAAATTCAATTGATTATTTACGTTTTTTATTGGAACATCATTTAAAAATACAGCTTTTTCTAAATTTTCTTCGTCGACTAAATTACCAAATTGATCAACAAAGCCTTCTATGGGACCTTCACATAAAAGCTCTAAATACTTAAATATAGAATATGACTCTAAGGTATTCATACCTTTACCGTTGGCTCCAGAATAATTTAATAATCTCAATTCTTTTTCCACCCCAATATTGATAGACCCTATTTTAAGTCGTCCGTAAGCAACAGGTACAGGAATTCCTTGCGCAGTTCTATTTGTTGCTCCGTTTAAAATATATGACTTTGTACTTACCCTTTTACTATCAACCTTTGGGGGTTCTGGAGGTTTCATTAACATTTGAATTCCATAAGAAATTCCTGCAAATAATATAGCTTTAAATAAGCCTCCTGATTTTACCCACCCTATAAACGACGAGATAGCCCACTCGACGCCCCCCTCTGGGCATCTAGTAATATGTATTTCCTCTGAATCTATGTTTGCATTTTCATATTTACTTTCGTAGAATGCATTTTGCTCAAATTCCTCTTTGGATTTTATTTTATTAAGATCTTTTTTTATAAAAATATATTCTGCGCCAGAATCAATCTCTTTTACTAAATGATTAAAAAATCCATCTTTATTTGCATCTATAGCTCTCAGTATATCAGTCAAAGAGTCGGCATTCAGAACCCATTCGGTTCCGAATTTTTTACCTAACTCTCCATGTAAATATACCTTTTTCATAAAACCTTTTACCTTTTCCTAAATATCCTTATACTTTATACACATTTATACAAGTAAAAATCCTTATCCCTAAGACTATATATTAAATATGAAATACATAAAGCATTGGAAGACTTAATATCAAGTATAGAAGGTTTAGAAGATTGACTCACATGAGAATGATAAATATAATTAACATTATTCTCAATTAAAATCAAAGGATTTATAACAAAATGTCCAGTTTTATTTTTACTTAAATTTTCACAAGGCAAAAAAAACATAGACTCTTCATTTGAGCATATGAGGCCGCACGACTCCTCCAAAGGTTTTGATTGAGCATATGCCTCTATCTCGTCCAGCAAATACCCTGGAATATCATTATTCAATTGGGTATGCTTCCGTTCCAGGAAAACCTCCAAATTTTATACCCTGATCATCTGTACTTGTTCTTTGTACTTTATTATATTGAGAAAACTCAGGAAATTCAGAAGAGAATCTTTTTTTGCATGCATCAATAGTTTTATTGCACTCATCCTTTAACCAATATTCTCGATTAAAGTACGGATGTTTTTTTACGTCATTGGTATGATCTTGAATACACACAAAAACTTGAGGGGTTTGAGCGTATGGGTTTTTTGAATGACCTGGAATTATTTTAACTAATTCTCCCAGCCTGTATATCGTAGGGTTTCCCGAATCAGGATATACAGCACTCCACAGAGGAATATCCTTTTCTGCCCTAGTATATAGCTCTGGATCAACTACTCCATAATCTTTAGATCCACCACTTAATTCTTTAGCGTTATAAGCAAATCCCTTAGTTAAATCTTGACCCTCTAATGTTTCTATAGCTAAACCTTTATAGCCGCAGCCTACATCGCATCTATATGTCCAGTTACAATAGTTAGACATGACTGTTCTTGCGGGAATCCATGCGTTTTCTAACTCAAGAGGAGAAACTAATTCGAATTGAATTTCTTCTTTATTTTCTAAAGTTTTTCTATGTATATAATATACATCATCTGGAAAATAAGCCTTAATATCTGATTCACCAAAAGGGTTTCTATATTCGTTGTTTAAATTTTTATTTTGAAAATTTTCATCATCTAAAAATCTCGCAAACGTGCGCTTTCTTACAACTTTACAGTTCAAGAAATCCTGATTAGAATATACTATCTTTGAAAACAATCCCTCTGGATTAGCTAAAGATAAAGTTGGCCTAGGCAAGCTTCCTTCTGTTTTATGCTCGAAACCCTGCATTTTTACAGGCATGGCCTGATATGATTTACCCTGCCAGACCACAGGATTATTACCATTTATCATTGGAGTAAACCTGTAGATAGGATCTACATTAAGCTGCACTCCATATTCATGAAAAAAATCTTGAAAACTTGATTGCAGAGAACTAAAATCTATTTCGTATAATTCAATAATCGCATCAGGATTAATGGAAATTAATTGCTTATTTAAATCTGCGGACGACTTCATTATAACAGATACTCTGGTAGGGAAATTTGCAAGTATGGATCATTATTAGGTTTCGCTTGATTATAATCAACGCTATAACCAAGGTCTTCAATCAACCCTATGGTCACTCTAGATAAAATAGCAGGATTAGATTCTTTTATTCCATATATTGTAGTCATAATTTCATTTGCAAAACTTGGGGAATAATCAATAACATCATCTCTATTCTTATACTGAAAAGGTCCTTCGCTTATATGATCCGCCTTTACAAATTTACTTACTGGACCTAAAGGAATAGATTTTGTATTATATTTACCAATAGTACTACCGGATATCATGCCCTGAAAACTAACATTAAATGACTGATCATGAATTATATTATTAAAAGAACATAATGATTCAAATTCTGAAGCTGCATGCTCTCCTATATACTTCACGCCTCCAATTATCTCAGATCTCACTAATCCGTATTTTGCAAGATAAATATCATCCATCCCAATCCAATAATCTACCTCTGCATCGGCCAAGCCGCTGTGCTTAACAGATTGAATGAAGAAATATACGGCCTCTGAGCTTGACTGTTCCTGCCACGACCCGCTGATATATTTGTATATTTTTAAATCATCAGGATTAAACCAAAAATCATTTTCATTAGAGTATGAAGCTTGAGGGGTTGTATTTTGTATAAATTTCGCGGAAAAGGGTATTCCCCTAGTATAATCCAGGATAGCAACCCAAGACCAAAGATTTCCTACTCCAAGTAAATGAATCAGTTCGTGCAAAGTGGTATAATACAAAGGAGATAGTTTTTCGGGCTCGTAAGTTTCGTCTACATCTTTATTAAAATCAAAATTAAATAATCTAGCTGGGTTGATCGTATATATACCCCCTATTCTCCTTGAATAATTTGAGCCATCAACAGACTTCATTCCCCCAACAATATAATCCTTATTCCTATCTGTATAAAGAGTTGCAGTAACATTCTGATCAAAAGAAGAACCCAATCTGGTAGTAGGATCTTCTGATATGTAAAAATTCATAGTGATATCATCCGAAACAATAGATTCAACTTTTGATATAGCTAACTCAATTTCTCTCTTTTGTTCATCAGTTAAATCAATATAATAAAAAGGATTTATTTTCAAACCTGTTCCAGAGGGAGTATTCTCTGGTAGAGGAGATCTTTTTACCCC